TTACCTTGTATACTACCAACTCTGCTAGGTCTGAATACGAATAATCTTTTAGTAGGTCTTGTAACTGCTGTATATGCCATTCTATCACGAACATTCCATACAACTCTTCTATCGTGTTCAGTAACTTCTCTTCCACCAAAGTTTTCATTATTATATTTTCTTAAATTAGAATCTTGCATAGCGGCATAAAAGAAATTTCCAGTTCCCATTTCATCATAAAATACATTTTCATAAGTAGAACCCTGTACCTTATGAATATTAATTGCATAAGCAAAATCTATATCAGCCTCTTTGTGTGCAATAAATTGTTGCCCTCCTCTAGTCTGACCTTGATATTCAACTAAACCTTGATAAATATATGTATCCATAAAAGCATCTAGTTCTTTCATAGCATCTTCTTTAAATGAAAAAGGTGCTTCTCTAACTTTTTGCTCTAGCATTTTTCTAACTTTTAAATAGGACTCATTACTATTTATCCAATAAAGGTTTGTATCTTTATCTTCAACTACTTTTTGTGTTTTATAATCTATTGTTTTCTTTCTCTGTCTCTTTCCTTCATTAGCAACGATAAATATTGTTCTTTCACCTTTATTTGTGCCATCTGGATTAACTCCATCTCTTACAAGGGTATCATATCCATTAATTGTTTCACCATGTACTGACTTTGTTGTAAGTGTTTTAGATATAACTTCAAAAGGTACTGAATTTTCTAAGTCATCATTAAACCCTGTTGATTTATTTGGACTAAATACCTCACCTTCATTGAATTGTGCTAATGCTTTTTCTGCTCCAAGTATACCTTTTCTAATAACATCATTAAAAAATGCAGTTCTTTTCTTAGTAGCAGATGTTATAACAGTAGTGTTAGGATTTGCTTTGTAGTCAGCACTAGTAAAATACTCTAATGCTTTTTGTACAAATGCGTTTTCTATTGATGTTGCCGCTAATCCTTCATTCCTGCTATTCATATTAAAGAACCAATTGCCTTGACCTGTAAGACCATCCATTGTAAAAGCAATACCTTGACTACTTACTAATGCACCAATTCTTTGTCTTAATTCTGTAAAGATATTAAATAATGGATTATCTTGTGCTTGTCTTTCAACCATAGTTAATTCGTGCATACCATAATCAATACCTAATTTGTCAAAATAAGATTGTTTAAATGCACTAGAATGATTTTGCCCTACTGGTGGTAATTGTTTAGGGTCGCCTACAAGGATTGCTCTTATATCAAGTTCCTGTAATATCTCAAGCATAGACTTAAGTGTACTATCGTCAATCATAGAAGCCTCATCTATAACTAAGAATCCACCTCTCAACGCTTCTGTTTTAGCAGGGACTTTAATTTTATTATTCTTATCATATTTAGGTGCAAAAGAACCATCTTCTTGTTTCTTAAATCCCATAGCAGATGCAATAGTATCTACTCCTTCTACTCCCATATCTTTTAAAACATTCTTTGCCTTATGAGTTGGAGCAAGAGTACCTATTTTAGCACTTGGTCTAGCCTTCTTGATTTCAGCCAATACCGTATTGAGCAATGTAGACTTACCTGTCCCCGCATAACCCGTTAACCCAAAATGCCCTTTGAGTTTAAATGCCCAATCTTTTAATTTATTAAATCCTGATTGTTGGTCATTATTAAATTGAATTTCTTGACCATTCTCTAATGTTATTTTTGTATTACCTTTGTCCCTTATAACAGGGACTGCTCCCGGATGAGTCGTTGCTTGGAGGTCTGCACTTTGGGTAGTTGAAGGGGTCGTCCCATCCGGAAGCGAATCGCTTGATACTACTGGACCCTTAACTTCAACTTCACTATCACTAGCAAAGCCAAACTCAGGGTCACTTAATTGTTTATCTAATTTTTCTTGGTCAGTTTCTTTTTTTACTTCTACTTTAGGGTCTTCTTTTGGTGTCTCTTTACCTAGTTTTACTTTACTAGCATCACCAAATAATAATTCTTGTGCTTGTTTCTTAGCATCTTCGTCTGATATTTTTTCCTCTTTAGTAGAAGTCTTAGGACTTGCAACCTTTCTAAATGTCAAACTAACTCTGTCTTTATCAGATGCACCTACTCCATGTAAGTAAGCATTTTGGAATTTACCAGCAGGCATTTCATATATATCACCATCTGCTACTTCTATTTGCTCAACTACCCTACCTGATTTTTTATCTATTATATCTATGATAGTAGTGCCACCAAAAGACAATACACCTACTGAACCTATTTCTCCCTTTTCGTCTAAGAAGACACCTTCTGCGTCAGTATGTGGTTTAATACCTACGCCTGCAGGTAGAGTATTCATTAAAACGGAATTGTAATATCCTTCAGGTTTACCTAAAGTCTTCTCAACTTTTGATTGCAATTTCTGAATAAGAGCAGGCATTTTCTTTGCTTTATGAGATGCTCCTTTATATGAATAATCACTATCTCCAAACCAAACAGATTTGTGTCCACTCTTCCAAGTGACACCTTCACTATCATTTAAAACTTGATTAACTTCTTCTTTTAATTGCTCAATGCCCTTCTTAGGCTCACCTTTAATTTTCTTAACACCCGTTTTACTTGTCTCAACTTCAGGTGCAACTTCTAAATTTTCATCATTGACAATTGGAATTTCTTCTTTAGTTTCTTCAGTAGTAGTTTCAGCAGCCTTCTCTGCTGCGAGTTTCTCTGCTTCGGCTATTTGTTCAGGAGTTAACCCTCCTTGTTCTTTAGTTAATGTACTTAAGTCTACTTCACTAACAGCCTTTGTTTCTTCATTTTGCTGTTCACTACTATCTTCTACTTGCTGATTACCAACTGCGTAAGGACTATCAGCCAATGCCTTTTCTAAATCTTGGTCAGTTTTAGTAATGTCTTCTATATTCTGAATATTTTCTTTTGTTAATTTCTTAACAATAGTTTCATCAGTAGTGTCTTGACCTGCGTAGACTCTTTCTAGTTCTTGAGGGTCTAATATTGAATCAAATGTCGCACCTGCTTCTACTTGTTCTCCTCCAACTTCAGATGTTTCAGTAGGATTATATTTACCTTCTTTAGCAAAAGACCTTACTATTAGTTCTCGTTGAAGTGGATTTGTTTTCTCAATATCAAAATTTGTTGATAACCCACCTGACTCTTTTATTCCTTTAATAGTCGCTATGATAAAAGCATTTTTCTCATCAACGCTCATACTATCTATAACTTTTAATGCTCTAGTCTTACCTTCTGATACAAATGCTAAGGCTCTAAATTGAAAAGGCATATTTTCTACCTTCTCTAATTTGTCAAAAATCTTTTTATCTTCTTTACTAAATTTAGATGTATCCCCTATTGGCTTTCTATTCTCTGCAAGTAATATACCCTTCGCATAACTATCTAAAGTCATATCCTCAACTACTTCTTGACTTGCATCTGCAATAGTTTCTTTTTCGTCTATCTTTGTATCAGTTTCTACAACAGAATCAGCATCCCTACCTTGCTCATCAAAGCCTTTAGGTTCGTATATTTTATGAGCCTTATCAAAAAATAGTTTTATACCATCTTCATCTAAACCCTGTACTGCCGCTTGCATATTCTTATGATAGCCTGTCGCTTTAACATTATTAAGAAATGCTATTTCATCTTTATCTTTACCTTTAATTGCTTCTTCGTATGCTTCATCAATCATTTTCATTTGCTTTGCATAACGCTCAGGAGTCTTAGTACCAAATCCTTTAGTGGCATCACCAATAAAGCCTGTTGCTTTACCCATAAGCATACCACCATATATACTTTCTCTTGCTTCAGGACTCCAACCCTCATCAAGAACTACTTGCCTAGCATTGCTAAACCAGTCTTCCATATTATCGCCAAAGCCTTCTTTATAACCTTTTTGAACCATAGCATCAGTCATAAACTGACCCCACTCAGTCATACCTTCAGTTAATGAGTTTTTTAATGCTCCTGCTCCACCTCTTGCTAAGGCATTTTCAAAGACTCTACCAGTTATAATTCTATTTAATTCTCTTTTACCTACTTTATCTAATCCCATAGAACTAGCCATACGACTAAAACCTAAGTATTCTAATCCACCTTTAATTGGAGCGGCTATCATAGTGGCGACACCTGCCATATTATTTGCTTCTTCAGCAGTCATACCCTGTTCTAATCCATACTCCATAGCAGTATTGTAAGTCTCACTACCTTCCATTACAACACCTGCACCAACTCCTCCTATCTTAGATGCAGTTTGCAACTTACCTGCGTTCTTTGCCAATTTATAAGCCTGTAAAGCAGTCTTACCAGCCTTGTAACCTTTTGCTACATATCCTAATGCCGCTATCCCCTTAGTAGCCAAACTAGTACCTGCCATTTCAATCATAGAAGGTAATGCACTAGCCATACCTCTATTTAACATATCCCATTCATAGAAGTTAGCAGGTTGGTCACCTAGTCCAAAACTTACAGGTTCATCTTGTTGCCATATTTGTAATGCTTGTAGTTCTAAATCATCTTCAATCTTCTCTTGCATAAAATCTTTTCCCCATTGGCGAAGACTTTCAGAGGTATCGACCATACTACTATCATCATCAAGACCTAATTTATTTGCTCCCCATCCAACCATACCATATACAGCACCCGGTACTTGAACTGCGTGACTTTCTAAATTATGGAATAGTTGTTTAAAAAAGCCTGGAGCAGCGTCAGAACCTAATTGTTCATATTGTTCTTGTGCTTGTAGGTAACTCTGAGATGCGAATGTTTGCTCAGGTGCTTGTTCTGTTTGTTGAGGTGCAACAAGTTCTTGTTCTCGTTGCTTAATTTCTTCTTCTACTGCCGTAGGAAAAAGAAGGTCAGGTTCGTAATCTAAATATTTTAATTGAGGATGTTCAGGGTTGTTATCAAAATAATCTTGTACTAATTGAAGGTTGTCATAATCACTTAAGTCTTCACCGTAATCGTCTCTTATAAATTGAGCAAATTCATCTATTGAATACTTCATTTAATCATTAGAACCTATTTGGTGATTATTCTGAACTGGCTAAAGCACTTTCAAAGGCAATATCTTTTAAAACTTGCAAGGCAACATCTTCAGTTAATTTCAAATCAGATACTTGCCAATCAAATTGTCTTTGTTTTGCTTCTGCTTCTTGGTTTAATTTAGCGAAAGTCTGTTTAATTTGTTTAGCATTATTTTTAGGGTCTACTAATAGTCTATTGAGAGAGTTTTGTAACGCTAGTTTATCTGATTGAAGCCTATCTTTACCTGTCATAAATTCTTGTAATGCTTGATTCGGATTACCTACGCCTCTATCTTCCTTCATTCTACTCTTAACTGCACCTAATCCAAAACCTTTCCCATAAGTTCCACCTAATACTTTTGGTCTAAAGTAATCACCTGACATTGTTTGAGGATTAACAGTATCTCTTCTCTTCATATATTCTCTTATAGGTAAAGCATATTCATCATTTTCTGTTCGTATGCCTTTCATATGTTGAGCCATAGTCATTAATTGAGAATTGTAGTATTTAGACTCTTCACCTTTTTCTAATAAATCATTATAAATATCTACACCACCATCGGCTCTGTTACCTACATTCCACGGAACCTTCATTCCCATTTCTTTAGCGGCATCAAAGATTTGATGTGCATATTTTTCTTCTTTCTCATAACCTTTCTTAAGTCTATCAAGACCTATTGAAGCAGTCATACCTAATGCCTCTGTTAATCCATCATCGTGATAACCTTTATCTTTTAAGACATCTTTATCTAAACCATCTAATCTATCGATTGACTCTAAGATTTTTGTTAAGTTAGGATTCTCGTCTTTTAAATCATCTATTGCAACAAGCAAGGTATTTAATTCCCTTCCTGTTGTAAGTAGATTCTCTTCATCTTGTGCTTCAAGACCTAAATCTAAATCAAAATCTTTATCTAGGATGTTTCGGTTGCTAGGGGTTTTTGGGTCTTTCTTTCCTTTAGCATTTTTATTACCTTTAGATACAGGCTTAGTCTCTGCTTTATTGTCATCGTCATCTACTCCCTCCAATTTATTTATTTGTTCTTTTATATTAGTTGCTTTAGTATAATTATCTCTTAGCATATTTGCATTGTTATACTTTAAAGCCATTAAGTTATTAATATGTCCAAACACTTCTGCTTCTCTACCTTGAAGATGTTCATTGCCTTCACCATCCCAAGCAGTTTTAGCACCACCTTTTCCAAATGCTTGTACTTTCCAAAATCCATCATTGTTAGCAGTATTAAGTAAACCTATTCCACCTGTTGTTTTAACTTCTTCCATCATAAATTTTGTAAAGTCTCTTTTACCTTGTGCATCAAGAGTTGTTATATCTATTACACCTTTTTGTTCACCACTATAATTAAATCCATACTTTATTTTTCCATCAGCACTAGTTAAAAACATTCTATCAGCACGACCATCTGTACTTTTACCAATTAACATAGCCTTAGCCATCTGTTGACTAGCATCATCTAGTAGTGGCATTTCTTCATCGTAGGTACTAAAGTCTAAATCAGTTTGATTTCTTTTATCTAAAGGCTTAAGACTCATTACTAAATCTTTAGCAAGACCTCTTATTTGTAGATTACCTGAATCATTTACATCTACTGCACCTTTCTTTTTTTGTGCATCACTAACAGTTACTTTCTTGGTAAAGATAAGTCCTCTATCAGTATACATAGCACTTTCATCACTTATTGCAGTGAAATCTGAAACTAATAAGTCATAAGAACTATTTTGTGATTTCCTACTTGAGTTTATTTTACCGATTACTTCTTTTTGTAAGTCTTCTAATTCAGTATTTTTTAATTTGATACTATTGGTTTTAATAGTCTCACCCGGAAGCAATTTATTCATTAAGAACTCTGCTTGCCTAATTTGAGATGCACCACCACTCTTAAGTAATCTGTCTATTTCGTTTGCTACTTCTTTTAATGGAACTGCTTTATTACCAACTTGAAGTCTTCCTTTTATATCATTATAGTCTTCTTTTTGCTCATCAGTCATCTTTGCTACTTCTGATTCATCAAACATATATGGAAGGTTTCCAAGTTTATCGCCTAATTGTAATCCTAAATCCTCTGAAGTATCATATTGACTTGCTTGATAAAGAGCATCTCTATACGATTCTATTTCTTTTAAACTCCTAGTCATAGCAGGTGGAGTAGCAAGACCCGCTGCTTGACTTTGACTTAGACTATTTTTTACTTTATCAAATAAATTTAAAACACTACCTGCACCACCACCTACTTGTGATTTATAATCAAGACCTTCGTCACTAATTTTCTCTAATTTAAATGTTAAATCTTGATAAGATGATTGTAAATTGTTTTTTGATTCCTCTGCTATTACCATTTGGTCTATCATATTGCCAACATTCTTTACAACTTTATTAGCCATATTATCTGCTCGTTTATCATACTTAGTATGCTCTCCATCTAAATCAGTATAAGTATACCAACCAAATTTTCCATCATCATTAGCAAAAGACTTTATTATATCGTCTTTATAAGCCTTTGTTTTAGTATTTAAATCCACATTCATTTGGTTATAATTGACTTTACCAGTCTTTGGGTCTGTATATTTATCTATATCATAAGTAATAGTATTTTTTAAAGCGGCTATATCATCTTTATAATTTCTTTCATACGATGCTAAGTCCCTTACATAAGTATCAACACCTGCTAAATCTTGACTTTGATTATGCTTTTGAACATTTATTGTTTGAGCGGCAGTTAAACCAGTATCAGGGTCTGTCTTATCATCACTAGTGTCAAATAAATCTTTTACAAATTCGTTTACAACTGTCTTCATAAGTAAATCACTAAGATTGACTCCTGATTGTTGTTGTCTTATCATATTTCCATATTTTTGGCTCATTTTTTAAATCCTTTGAATATCGCTTTAAAAGTTCCAATTAAGTACGACATTGGTGCAATAAATAATATCGCTCCTATGCCCTGTTTAGAACGCTTCTTGCGTACTTTAATTTGATAGAAAGCCTCAGTCCATCTACCTGCCCAATCATACCTAGATATTAAATGGTCTGCAATAATCTTTCCCCATACATGATAGCCTTCTTGCCATATTTTACTTTGTTGTCTATGCCATACTCCTAGTCTAGCAGTTTTATACTGGCTCATATGTCCTGTCTCAGTAGCAGCAGTGCAACACCAAGTTCCTTTACCTGAACTACTACCTGCCGCTTTACCATCACTCCAATCATCATAAGCAAGGCTTACTTCAGTTTTACTACTGCTCATCATATCTCTATCGACACTTCCTTGATTATTAAAAAACCACTCAAGAAATTCCTGATTATATCTACTATCATCAAAATCACTTGCTTCCCAATGACTATCAGCACCTGTAATTTTATTTATCCAATCGGTATCACTAGCACCTTCCATATCAAATACGCCTTGACTACCTAAAGCATCAAGTGTGTCGTATATAGAATCTTTAAATTGTTCAGTTTCTTGTCTAATTGTATAGTCTCTATCTAATTCTAAAGAGTCTTCATCACGAGTAAATTGGTCAGTTACAAAATCAGTTTTTCTAGTTATATCTTCTAAGGCTTGATTAATACGCCCAGTTGTTGCACCATAATCTTTTGTAGCACCTGAAGCAGTTACATCAGTTCTTTCTTGACTTCTTTGTCCCATAGTTCTGGCGGCTCTTGAACTTGCACCACCCATTAAACCACTTGCTTGTGAATCTATCATTTGAGCCATAGTATCAGAATAAGCATCAGAAGATGCCATTATATTTTGAGAAAGAGTGTCACTTAATTTTGTTTCTGTTTCTTGTTGTTCTAATCCTAATACATCACTTTGACTTTGTAGTTCTGCAATATCGTAGTCTTTTTTAGCCTCTAAACTTGCTTGGTCTACTTCAAATTGGTCTTGAGCAAAATTACCTTTCCATCCATCAAAACTTTCAAAGTAACTTCCAAATTCACTAGGGTCTAATCCATAACCTTCTGCAATTTGGTCACCAGTTAAGGTAACTAGAGTGTTTGAATCTGGTTCCCAATCTGATGAGCCAAATCCTGAGTTACTAGAACTTGGGTGTCCACCTCCTGATGATGATGTTCCACCACCTCCAGTTGACCTACTAGTTCCTTTGTCATAAACATAATGAACTTTAGGTGTTATAAGGTCTATTAGTCTTTTAAGTGGATTAAGAAGCATTGTAATCCTCCCACTCTTGGTCTGTCATTGTTCCTTTCATTGCGTGTCCAAAATTTGATAGGCTTTGTCCCGGTTTGGTAACAGTATTGTAAACTCCACCAATCACATTGCCCATCATATTACCAATATTACTAACCATGTTTTTAGTTTTTCCAATTGTTGTAAATGCTCCTGCTTGTTCCATATTTTGAATACCTTGAGCAAAATTCATATTTAACTTTAAGTCTGCTGGATTTATAGAAGGAGCCTGTTTGGATGCCGCTATTGTATTTTTAGCACTACTCAACCAATTAGATGCGGGATTATTACCTTGAGTTCCACTATTAAAAGCGTCACCAAGATTCATTCCTTCTGTGACATTAGATAATCCCATAGCCTTATTTCCTACAATTTCTCCACTAGCGTTCATACTCATACTAGCAGTAGGATTTGAAACTAATGTTGGAGGTCTACGAAAAGAACCAGTTAAAGTTGCAGAATTATCTAGGCTTAATCCTTTATCAGCCATTCCTTGTAAGGTGTCTAGGCTTCCTCCTCCACCTACCCAATCACCACTCTTTTGCATATCAGGTGTTAAAAACTCTGTGTTGCCTTTAGTGATTCCTTTTCCAAGATGCGTTAGTCCTTTCCACGCACCTTTTACACCCATTGGATTAGGAGCGTCTTTCCATTGTTGAGCCGCCCACTTTAAACCTGTCTTTTCACCTGCTTCGTTTGTTAAGCCAAAAGCCATCTTTCTACCTGCTGATGTTGTTAGTTTTCCACCCTTACTTAATCCTTCTTTAATTCCTTTAGCACCACCAAGACCTTTAAGTCCTGCCATTGCCGCGGCAACACCTGCGTCTTTTAACATACCTGAATCTAATTGGTCGCCTGCCGTTACAAGAGATGTACCTAAATCAACACCTGCGCTTTTAGTGAACTTTCCTTTAGTTAAAGTCTTTCTAAAGTCTCTACCTTTCTTGCCTCTACTTGAGTATTTGTCTTCACCCCATACTATCTTACCCTCAGTTTTTGCTTCAGCAATTTCTTCACCCATTTTAGCACCTACTAATGCACCTCCTCCCGCGGCTAACATACCTGCCCATAAAGGCATAGCGGCTCCACCAGTAAAAACAGTAGTAGCGACTGCCATAGGTACGAGTAATGCACCAAGCATCCCCATATTCTTTGACCATTTCTTTTCTGACTCTAAATGTTTACTTGCTTGAGCCGTCACATTTCCTAGAGCGGTTTCCTCTTTACGAGCATCTCTAGAAATTTTCCATCTTGCTTTCTTGCTCATTGTTATTCCTCACTTATCAGTTTTTCTAATACTTCGATAGCACCTTGACATCTCTCCCAAGTTGCTTTAGCATCTGCTTGTTGTTGTTTTAACAATTCTAAACTTTCCTTAGACTTTGTTAATAAATCTTTTTTAACTTCTTTTTCCTGCTTAGGCATAATGCTCCCCTGTAAGTTTTAACTTGAATTTATGAATTTTATTTCTTATATACATATTAAAAATCTATATTACCTGTACTTGTTGTAAATTCGTATCCATGTCCTGTTACTATTGGTTGTAGAATAAATCCCTCATCACCACTCTTAAACGCTACATTAGTATTACTATCAGTCTTGAATCCACCAACATGAATACTTATTGTGTAAAATTTTCCATGAGTCAAGCCTGATACATCAGCAATAAGGGTAAAAGATTGCCAATCACCATAGGTTCCGTTATAAGTATAATCAAAATCACCACTTGAACCCGTTACGAAAGAATTAAATTGTGTGTCAAAATTATCAGAACTACTACCTCCACTTGCTTTTGGAGTAAATCCAAAAACAGTTGTAACATTATTACCCCATGAATAATTCCCACCAGATTCTCCAACATTATCAGGAAGGCAAAAGACTGTATAATAAGAACTTGCATTAGCAAAAGTATTAATTGACATCATTACTCCCGTACCTGCTGCCGCTACACAAGATAATCTCGCATACTTTAAAGATTTATCATGTAGGTAAGGAAAGTTTATTTTGTTTTCTCCAATTTCAATACTTAGTCTATTGGTATCTGACCCTGCCCACCCATTAAAAGGTCTAATAAATCCTTTACCTGAATAACCTGAGTTTTCAGGGTTGTCATCAGAATGATGAGGTCTTAAATAAAAATAGTCATTATTATTTTGAGAATTGTCCACAGGAGTTGTAGGAAAAGGAATGTCATTTCCTGTATTTAATCCTCTTTTTTCTCTACCATCCATATACAATATTTGATATTTAGGTAATGCAAATTCAGTAGAAAACATTAAATCATCATTATTTGGACTTCCTGATGCTGCTGAACCTGCGTAAGAAACCCTCATTCCATAATTATTATTAGCAAGTTTCCCTACAACTATTCTATCATTATTTCCATCATTAACTCTTAAATCATCATTATCTAAATCAAAGAATGTTTTGTTGTCAGTAGATTGTATTTTACCTGTTGTAATTAATCCACCACTTATTCTAGTAGGCACACTAGGAGCAACATTACCTATTGATAATTGTTGATGTTCTAATTTAGCACTAACTCCATTTCTTTGTAACGCTGAAGCATACCAAGTAGTCGTACTTGAATTATTTGTAAATGTTTTTGAAGCAATAGGCGTAGTAAAATCACCATTCTCAAATACTCTACCAACGCATCCTGTTGAAGTAAGGGACATCATTATTCTATATGTATTACCTGCTTTAGTAGTGTCATTTTCAAAAATAGCACCTTTAGTTTCATTTTCTGCGTACCAATAACAATCATCTCTACTAAAATAAACTCCATATTGAAGATTGCTATAATAATTTGCACTACTATCTTGGTCATTCCATCCTATCATTTCAAATCTATTATCGGCAGAACTATCTACTGCATTACCATCGGTACTACCTGACGCTGATTTTAGAAGTTTTACATCCCAAGTCATTGTTGGTATATCTGCTCTTTTAAAAGTCTTTTTAGTAAACCATCCACAATCCCAAGCATCGCCAGACCAACTAGAAGTACCGTGGTTATATGTAGGATTTGTATTAGTATCATAAAATTGCATACCCATAGAACCTTGATATTGATTTATTCCACCAGAACCTGCTATTACCTTAAAGTTTTCAGTAGGTAAAGACACGCTACCCACATCTCCATATTGAAAGTTTGAATAGAAATTATTAGAAGTATCGCCTTCAACAGTTATCTCTCCTGTAATTTCAAGACCATCTGCCGTAGTGTACTTCATATGCTGACCACTTTCATCGCCAATCAATATTTTACTACCTGTGTATTGTGCTAGTGGAGTTACTGATGCTACATCAGAGCCTATAAACAATCCTTTTTCTCCATTAAAAGTTCCAAGTCTCATTATTTCTTTACCTTCACCACTAAAGAATTTTACTGCTCCATCTGATTCAATTAACCAATCTCCTGATTCATAGGTAACATCTCCATCTATTCTCATCTTATCACCTTGAATTGCCCAAAATCCATAATCATCAGCACCAAAGACTAGTTTAAAATAACGACTTTGTTGTATTCCATTGGCGGCATTGTAAGCGGCAGTTACGAATTGATAAGAACTAGTATAACCATTTGCATAAGAACTTGAACTACCTGCTGCTAATGTAATTGTATTGTATGTATTTTGAACAATTGGTATACCTGCCGTTTGCTGACTAATTCCCGCACCAGCATTAGTTTTTGCTACCCAATAAAGCAATCCTGCTAATCCATTATTATCAGGAAAAGCATTTTCGTGTTCAGCATCTGTGATAGCCGCTACCGTTACAACTGCACCACCTGCGTTATCTGTCGGAGATGATATTAAATGCCCTATTGAATTATTCTTTTGTAATCCATCTAAGTAACCCATAGCAGTTTTAGTAACATCACTACTATCTATAACTGAAACTCTTGATTTAGTAGCGTCTAATTCTATTCTAGTTGAACCTGTGCTACCTGATTGAAACTTTTGATTTGTAAATTCCCAACCTGCTATTTGTGTTGTTCCACTACTATCTATCTGAACAACATTAGTACCCGCAGAATTGTTTATCTTTATTCCACCAAGATTAGCACTAATAGTTCCTACTTCTACTATTGCAGTAGAACCATCTTTTACTTCCAATCTAGGTAAGTTATCACTTAACCCTGATAATAAAGAAATATGTTTACTTCCATCTGCACTTGTATTTGTAAATGCACTAGGAGTGACAGTCCAACCTGATATTTTATTAGTTGTACCATATAAACCAACAAGTTCACTTCCTGATTGGTCTTTTACTTGTAATCCATAACCCGTAGAAGTTATTTGCCCAAATATACCTCTTTGATTTTGTTGAAAATCTCTTACTATAATTGCATTTTCACCTAAATCTATATTAAAATTTCCACCACCAATACTAGTATCAGTAAATTGAAAATTATTTAATGTGTCTGTTGCGGTAGGATTACTAGTTAATGTAGTTCTATATGTAACTCCATTATGATTTACTTGTTGCTCTAAAGTTCCATCAACATCAACTAAAGCAGTTTCCCCTTCACCTAAATTTCTTGGTATCTTTTCAACTATTACTGTATTATCTTCAGGAGGTAATGGCATTAGTTACCCTCTTCTGATACTCTCAACCTTTTAGGTCTATACTCCAATATTACATTACCAATAGTAACTCCACCTGTATGTGTTGATTCAATTTTTATTTGACATTTATCGTCTTCTTTGACAGGGTCTATATTGTATATTTTAGTTACATAGTCTGTATTTGCACTTAAAGTTTTCTCTCCTAAAGAAGTCCATGTACCACCTGTTTTGATAGACACTTTAAGTTTAGCATTTGCTTGATTCATTACTTCTACTTTAACATTGTAAAATCTTTTAGTTATACCCGGAGAACCAAAATTATCTTCTCTTAGTATTAATTCTTTAGTAGAAATTCCATCGTCTTCGGTCATTGGAGTAACATTAACAATTGTCCCATAATGAATATCAGCAGATGTTTTATTCCTTACAAATATTAAATTACCACTTTGGTCATTCCAAAATCCATTGTTCTTAGCCTGAAATTCATCTTCTCTTCTAGACCATCCTTGTGTAGCAAAATTATACACCCAAGCATTAGCAGCAGTAGAATCACTTGTTCCACCTGACTCGGTAATAAATAATTGATTTGTTTTATCGTGCATACCAATAGGCATTGCTTCATACTCATTATTTAACCAACTTCTCCATTCAACGCCACCTATCCTTTGAGATAATTCAGTAGGTTGCTGACCTGAGTATAGAAAACAACCAAAATTATTTGCCCATGCAATACCATATCTAGTTAATTGTACATTAGCAGGATTAGGAACACCATTATTATCTATTTGTAATTCCACTCCCCATCCCATAGGATTTGGATTTGCTACATTTAATATATAAATCTTATTTCTTTTAAAAAGAACTAGTCGCCCAGCATAAGTTTCCATTGTGATAAATTCATCGCCATCATTTATTCCTAAGTCTATCCAATTAGTAGTTGGAACTACATCAGGTTTTCCACCTACGCTATAAAAGATTCTGTCATATAACTTCTTTACACTAGTATCATCTTCTGTGAAGTATTTACATCTAGCATAAAATATTCTTCTTTGTACTGCTTTTGCTATTCCCCAACTATTTGAATTTAAATTTGATTCTTTAGATGCAAAACCAACTGAAGTCTCATCATTTAAAACGCCTGTTAACGCTTCATATGTCTCTACTGAGGGGTTTTTTAACATTATTTGAGTCGTTGTATAATAAACACCTGCTGTATTCCTACTCCAACCTGTTTCATATCTATCAAAAGTATTTCTTCTAGCACCTTTAACAAAGTCTACATCTAGAAATAATCTCCATCTTTTACCACCACCCGCTTTTTTAACATAGATTCTACAACCTGTCATTCTATTAGCAAAGTCAGTACCATCTGCATTTTTTATAGAAAGACTTACACCTGAAAAATATTGTCTTGTTTCTACTTTATAACTATCTACTGCGTCATAAGCATTAGTGTCAGTATTCTTCTTCTTCATACTCATAGGAGTTACTGAACTTTCTTGGTTGCCTTTATAGACATAAGTCATTCCAAATTCATATTCAGTAGATTCCCAAGTACCATCTTCAGCATTAGTAGTTTGAGTACATATTAAATTAGGCATATCTGCTGCCGTATTAGGTAACTTACCTGTTGAAGTAGTTTCATCAAAGTAAACAACTCCATTACCATTGCCACTTTGAGCAGGTAATTTAGGTGCTAACAAGTTTAAATTTTCAGTTACCCATTTACTACTTAGTGTATTCCAAGCATCGGTAGCAGAAAATCTAGTTCTATTTAATACTCCAAGCCATTTTAATGTAGTACCTGCATTGTGTGTTCTATCAGATACTCTTAATTCACCTTCGTGCCAAAAACATACAGGGAATCCATCAGCACCCATATCTATTGACCTTCCACTCCCTAAAGGATGTCTCTTAACGGCAGTTGCATAGCCACCACTAAATCCTTCTAAGTCACTTAAAATTCCTACATATCGTACCGAATTATAGAAACCTAATGTATTACCACCACTTGCTTCAGCAGCAGAAACGGGATAAGAGCCACTAGCAAAGTCAAAATCTGAACGCCCAAGTACAAAGGAAGAACCCCCTGATTTTCCATCGATTCCATCTCCACCTGAATAATCTAATGTGTATTTATGACTCGTTGAAAGGGAAGTTTTTCCTATTGTACTTATTTCACCCGGAACATTGATGTCCCAACCTTTTGCTTCTGCGACTGACGCTTGGTCAATGTCTTCATCATCACTTCTGAAGTTTAAACCTTGTTCAAATCGACTATAATTTGCAAAAGTTTTCGGCATTACTTTTTCGCTTTAAGCATCCCACCTATTAAAGATTGTACTACGCTAACTAACGCAAGAAAGAATTTTCCTTCTTTTTCTTCTTTAACAAAGGGTATGTCTATTTTATCATTTAACTTCTGAGCAAGTACTTCAGCAAATTCTTCTGAATCAACATGACCCATTACTTCTGCTTCCATCTTTTCAGCCTGTTGTTTTGCTAGTTCTACTAGCATTGACTTTATATCCATTATATTAACCTCATGATTAATGTTACTATTATAGGCATTATCAATACACCAATAGACCCAACAGTTTTAATTTGAGTAATGCTATTCGAGTGTTGAGAGACTTGCCCATTCATTCTCTCCAAATGTTTTTCAACTCTAACAAGAGTATTAAATATAGTTTTTTGTCTCTCATCTAATTTTACGATTTGAGCATGAATGTCTTTATTTCTTATGTCTGATTTATCCATTAGTGTTTACCATTGATGCGACTCATAGAGCCTTTAATTTCGGATACTTGATTATCTAAATCATTAATTTCCTTTGTAATAGCATCGAATTTTCTATCTAACTTGTCATCACTTTTATTCCATCTGTTAATTAGTTTTATAATCATTCCTTCCATATTTTCCAATGTCTCAGATTGACCTTTATTCTCTACTTTTAATTGTTGAATGGCTTCAGCCTGCTCGTTGCCTCGTTTGTTCATTGAATATACCATAAACATAAACATCGCACCAACCACGCCTATCATCCCTGCTTCTGAATATACTGCTAAAAATTCTTCCATAACTGTTTACTTCTTTTTCTTTTTCCATGATAGTGGGTTTAAATTTAACTCCTTTTGATACCATTGTAACTCTTTTTCCATCTGTACAAAGCGTTTTTCCTCTTCCACTATATGCTTGGATACAAGTTCTGTAATCTGTTCGTTAGCCTCTCCAACTCTTCGCTCAAGGTCAGTAATTCGTTGGATAACTGCATAGTACGAATAGACAAGTCCACCGATAACCACAACAGACTGCATAAGCCACTTAATGTTAATACTAATAACGGCATTATCATCCACAACAGTGCCACGATACGACCTCGCTGTTTTTGGTTTCTCACTACTCACCTTTCCTCACATCTTCCCACATAGTATGTTCGTAACACCAATTGTCACTATTTTCCATAATAGGCGATTTAAACTGATGTTTAATACTATCTTGGTCTATTATTGTAACAAAATATGAAACTGAATCGGAGGGATTTAATTGGTATCCTAGAATTGCTACTCCACTAGTATTACACCCAACAGGGACTAATAAGAAGAATAGTAATCCTAAAATAACTAATATTTTAATTATATCTTTTTTTTTACTATCCATTACTTATCAGCGATACCTTTGACTTTAGCCATTTGAGACTCTAATTCGGCTATCTTATCAGTAACTTCCTTTTCCCAAACTTTTTGTTGGGCAAGTTCAGTTTCCAATGCTTTATAAGTTAGAGGAATAATTTTCTCTTCGTTAACGGTTTTAGTTTCTTCGACAACAAGGTCTTTCCAATCACTTGGTTTATCATCCCCCGTTTGTCCTGTTTTCTTTTTATATGATGCCATTATCTGACTCCTGTTTTATTTAACGCCTGTTAATGTTCCTTTGTTGTATGTTAATTCTGATGTGGTGGTTGTTTTAGTCTTAAAATCTACTGAGGTTACAACGGTTATTTTTCCTGTGTACGCATTAGTATGAGTACTATCAGCCGCTCCATCCGCTCCATCAGCACCATCTGCCCCTGCTGCACCCGTTGCTCCAGTCGGACCAGTTGCTCCTTGAATACCTTGTGGACCAGTTGCCCCAGTATCACCCTTCGCTCCATTAGTTCCGTTACTTCCGGCTGCTCCAGTATCTCCCTTAGCACCCGTATCTCCTTTATCTCCCTTATCTCCCTTTGCTCCATCAGACCCATCGGTTCCGTTAGTTCCATTAGTCCCATTAGTTCCATCAGCACCTGCATCTCCAGTATCACCTTTATCCCCTTTCGCTCCTTGAGGTCCAGTTGCACCTGTGTCTCCTTTCGCACCTGCGCTTCCTGTGTCCCCCTTGTCTCCTTTGTCTCCTTTCGCTCCGTCTGAGCCATCTGCTCCGTCAGAACCATTAGTTCCATTTGAGCCATTAGAACCTGCGTTACCAGTGTCACCCTTATCGCCCTTATCACCTTTGGCTCCGTCTGCTCCATCGCTACCATTACTACCATTACTACCCGCGGCTCCAGTATCTCCGGTATCACCTTTGTCACCCTTTGCTCCCGCTGGTCCTTGTATTCCCTGCGCTCCAGTATCTCCTTTTGAACCATTAGTTCCGTCTTTTCCATTGCTTCCTGCAGAACCTGTATCGCCTTTGTCCCCTTTATCGCCTTTTGCTCCTGCTGGACCAGTATCACCAGTGTCGCCTTTATCTCCTTTAGCACCATCACTACCATTTGTGCCATTACTTCCTGCACTACCTGTGTTTCCTTTTGAGCCTGTATCTCCCTTGTCTCCTTTTGGTCCAGGTGTCAATGAAATGGTATCCACATCGTCTACAATCTCATCTGCTTTTGTCATTAACTTATGTATTAAAGAAATAACATAGTCGTCATCGTGATTACTTCTATGTTCTTCAAACTCAGTAATCTTAGTTTCTATATCGGTATCTGCTATTTCGGTAATAGATGATTTCTTTATTGCTGAAAATTTTGTAGGTCTAGCCATTTTAACTCCTTAAAAGTCTTTCTTTGCGGTTATAACTATGTTACCATAAAAGTACCTTGTAGTACTTGAAAAGGTATTTGTGGATTTTCTCCAAGTAGGTACTAGTATATCTCCTTTAACACAAGAAAGATTTAAATTACTCGCTCCTCTTCTAGTTATTTGCCCTGCTGTAAACGCAGTATTAACACATGAATGAGCAGTCAATGTTGTAGTACTATTACTATTCCAACTAGGAGTGCCTTTCATTAAGGACATTTGCACGGTTTCAGAATTACTTATTCTTCCAACCATATAAACTTGTTCTATTGTACAGTTAAAAGGTACATATATCATCGGATGATAACTTGCTAACCAACTGGTAGTCGGACTTGAAGAACTAAAGGTTGTTGACCATTGAGCAGAAGTCGGTCCGTATGTTGTTGAAGGAACATAATAGTTTCCGTACTTCAAATACATTCTTGCAGTTTTTTGAAATAAAATAAATTTGAGAGTTTCTTTTGTTCCTATTGCACCTACACCAAGATTACTTCTAGCCGTAGCCGCGTCACTTCCACCAGTTCCACCATTTGCTATTGCTAAGTCAGTACCCCAATCAATATCATTTCCTGTTATGGTTGCCGCTAATACATTCGCAGATGGAGAAGACCATGTTACACCATTTGCATAATCAAGAGTTACGCTTGTAGCACTACCACTAGAAGGTGTTAAAGTTATAGAACCATGTCCATAACCTGATGAAGAACTCGCAGTATATGTAGTATTTGTATCTGCTGCTACTGTTTGCCAAGTAAGACCTTCAGTAGTAGGACTTTTCGCTAAGTATTGTCCTGTTGAACCTGCGTTGCTTGTGGCTAGTTTTGATTCACTAACGGAATCATCATCTAAATGACCACCATCAATATCTCCATCTTCAATTGTAAATGTTGTACCAGTTAGCGTTATGCCTGAACTTCCTGAATATGTTGTATTAGTGTCAGTATTTGTAAAAGTCGCAGTAGTACCTGATATGTTTACTCCAGTACCTGTAAAACTCATCCACTTCATTGCTGATGCACTATCATCCCACATCATAACTCTATCAGCATTAGGGTCACTTAAATTCTCTATTCCTAAATGTTTAAGTGAAAATGCACCACTTCCTAAATACAATCCTGTACTAGCACTATAAGTAGTATTATCATTAGGTGGAGTTACAAAACTTCCATCTCCTCGAAGATAGTTAGATGTAGAACCATTAAATCCACCAAGTGATGTAATTGTCCAACTACTATTACTATAAGTCGTATTGTTATCAGTCCACGGAACTGTAACATATGCTTTTGATGAAGATAACTCTACGGGATAATTCTTACCACTTTGAGTATATCCAATTTTAATTAAACCTAAAGTACTCGATGTAGCAGTAGAATATGTAGTATTACTATCAGGAGGCGTTGCCCAAGTAAATGTTCCATCAGAATCAGACCTTAAATATTGTGAAGTAGTACCATTGCCCGTTACTGCTAATTGAGAAGCAGTTATTGATTTATTTGTAATTGATAACCCACTTGAATCTTGAGTTAAACCCGTTCCAGCCGCTACGCTAAAAGTAGTTCCTGATAAACTTATTCCATCACCTGCACTATAAGTCGTATTTGTATCGGTATTAACTACCGTACAATTAAAGGTAGTTCCACTTAACGACATTCCTGTTCCAGCAGTATAAGTCGTATCGGTATCAGTATCAGGATTTGCCCATGTACCATCTTTCCTTAAATATGTAGTTGTTCCTGAGCCACCACCAAGATTTGATAAAGCCGCTCCACTTGATAAACTAAATGAAGTACCACTTAATGTTATTCCTGTGCCTGCGCTATAAGTTGTATTCGTAGGAGTTCCCCAATGAAGTCCAGTTCCTGATGGTGCATATTGTAAATATTGACCACTAGTAGGAGAATTGGTATTGTTTAATTCATCTGGTCCAATCGAATTATTACTTATACTAAATGTAGTACCTGATAATCCTAAGCCATCCCCTGCTGAATAAGTAGTGTTGTCGTTAGTGTCTGACCACGGGACAGTAACAAACATTTTACCACTTGATAGTTCAACAGGGTAATTCTTTCCACTCTCTGTGTAGCCAATCTTAACTAAGCCTAATGAACTACTTGTAGCCGTAGAATAAGTTGTATTTGTATTAACCCACGGAACATTAACTAGTAACTTATCATTGCTATCCATTTGGATTGCATAAGTTCTACTTGCAGTTGTCGTTAAGTTATTAGGAATAGTTGTTTGTTCAGTATCAGTATATAATTTAACTAAGCCTAAAGTACTTGTTGTTGCCGTTGAATAGGTAGTGTTTGTATCGGTATCCGTAGGAGTCGCCCAAGTGCCATCTTTTCTAAGGAATGTACTACCACTACCTCCACCTAAATCAGAAACTGTTACATTACTATTTTTATAGTTTGTGTCGTCTGATGTTGATAATAGTTTTTTCCATGTAGCCATTATGTAGCCTTATCTTTATTTTCTTTTTCAACGACTTTTTTAAATTCGTTATCTATTTTTTTTAATAAGGCTGACACTTCGTGAGCGTTCTTGCCTTGTATTTGGAGATTTTCTACTGCTGCTTTAACAATAGCAATCTCGGTTGATGTTAGTCTCATTTTTCAAGGTTTCTCCTGTGAAGTTCTGTTAGTTTTTCAAGTACATTATACGCCACCTTAAGTTCGCTCCCCTCAAATGTAGAACGCATAATCATTTTAATTAAAAAGTCTGTATCTCTAACGGAGAACTCGATTTTTTTATCTTGCTCTTCGTCAGAGAATACAGAACCTTTTTTTACTTTAGTGATTGGCATTAACCACCGCCACCACCGGATTCATCAACAATATGGTTAGTACAAACATACAAATTTGAGTTGTTTGTATCCATATATAATGCACCCTTCCACATTCCCTTGTAAGTAGCACCGGGAGCGGAGGTACCAGTTTGTAATGCTTGAATCTGAGCAGCAGTTGCATGATTCTGAGAGTTCGCAGAACCTGAGTGAGCATCTTGTGGACTCAGCAAGAACCACTTACCTTTATTTGCAGTAGAACTATTACTTCCTAGTTCTTTCCACACTAAGTAAGCGTTACTAGCAGAACCACGCTCAATTTCAATACCTGCTGAAGTTGTACTTCCGTTGTCAGAATTAGGATAACCAGTTCTATTTGAGTTCATCAACATTCTGTTATCTTCAACATTAACGGTTTCGGCTAATGTAGTAACTGTTGCACCTGAAACATTCAAGTTTCCTGAGACCGTTAAGTTACCACTAAAGGTAGCAGTATCATCTGATTGAGTACCAAATGTTTTACTTCCACCCCAATCAGCGTTCAAAGCAGATAAGACATTAGTAGTATCAGTTACATCAGCATCTGGTTCAATATCATCCAACTTGTCGTGATGGGCAATCGACATTAAACCTGCCGCTGAACCAGTTGCTTCACTATAAGTTGTATTGGTGTAGTTACTTGAGTGTACTGTGCCTGCACTACTTGCAGTCCAATCAATATGCTCATTTGCGACATATCCACTAATAGAATGTAAATCTGGAGGAGTGTAAGTAAACACACCTGTGCTACTATTGTAAGCCACTGCTCCATCTCCACTTGCCGTTGCCTCTGCTCCAACACTTAAATCTGTGAGAGCAATCCCCCCAGTATCATCTGCCCATTCTATGGCATTTGCTGACGAATTGACCTTTAAGATTTTATTGGCACCGTAACCAGATTCACCATCTAAGGCTGTATCTAGTTGTGTGAGAGTCAACGAACTATTCTTATAGTTAGAATTATCGGCTTCGGTTATTATCTTTTTCCATGTTGCCATTTTATTCTCCTATACGAGTTATTCCCCTATCCCCAAATAAAGGATGTTGTCCTTATAATATAGACCACCCTCTAAGGCGGTAGGGGTTGAGGATTGTTCTTTTAATCCGATGACACCAGTATTCTTAATTGTAAATACTGATGAACCACCGCTTTCTTTGAAGACAAAATCTGTTACGGAGTCAGTTAAAAAAGAACCTCTAACTCCAATATCAGACGATGATAATGATAATGCACTGCCTTCACCTGCACCATCAAATAATTGTTTTAAACTTGTTTCTAGTCCCTCACCATTAGTCGAACCTGCTACGGTGATTAAATCTTTATAAGAAGTATTTATTTGTCTTCCCGTTAAACTTGCCATTACATATTCTCCCATGCTTTAGTTTGTGATTCCCAAATTTCAGTATTCGTTAATAAATCCCAATATGCTATAAAGGATGTATCAGTTACGAATAATGATTGAACTCCAAATTCTTGTTCTACTTCTTCAATTGGTGTAATGAAAGTGAATGGAGGTGGAGTACTTTCAATTGTACCATCCATATCAGTTCCTGTTGCAACAACAAAAGCAGGAGTAGTATCGTGACCTACATCAGCGTGTGTAGTACCTTGAGGTAAATCATTCGGTACTGTACCACCTGTTACTACATATCCACTCACGATGGAATCCCGTTGTTAAAACCACTTAAATTTTCTATTTCATTTAAAGCCTCTTGTTCACTATACTTGGCTTTATCGCTATTTCCCGCTACCATTAAATTAAGAACCTCTCTACAAGTCATACTCCTTATGTCTTCATTTTTATAAATTATATTTAATACTTCTTCAATCGAGTATTCTTTTAAAGAAATCCCACTATAATCAACACTATTATGTGTTCCCATTGCCTTTAATCTTTTATTTAAGGCTTCACAAAAAGTATGAGAATTTAATGAATCACCATTTATTGTATTCATTCGTTCTTGTAATGTTAGTCCGTTTAAATCAGCCATAACTATCTCAATGAATATGGGTTAACAGGAAATGTCATTATATTCCTTCTTTTATTACTTTCACTATCTGCTAATTTGCCAAAAAATTCTTTCATATAGTATTCTTTTTTAGCAACATCACCTTTTCTATCTTCTAACATAGCCTTCACATAATCAACACACGCTAAACTTAACATACGATTACAATTTAAATGGCTAGATTCTTCAGGTGCAGTAACCTCTGTTAAAGTAGGTTGATTTCCACCTTGCAATTCATTAGGGTCTTTATCAACAAAAGGCTCTATAAAAGCAGTTCCTTCAAACATTAATCCTGAAGCAATTGTTTCGTCAGGATATACTAATCTAGTTTGGTCTTCAAACTCAGGTATTCTTATTTGATATGTGGCATCTTCATCCCCAGTATCATAAGACAATTGATATAATTGAATATTTCTACCACTAATATAATACGCCCAAGTTTTGTCTACATTCTTACTCATTCTGGTGAATTATCCTTTATCATTAATGGTTGATGAGGTAGTCTTCTAATGCGTAGGTATTTATCTTTTTGCGTATCTAAAACTGATATTGACATAACTTTAATTAAGTTAGCAGGGATTGGATAATCTCTTACTCCATCTGTGATATTAGTTTGCCAAGTACCTATATTTTCATTATAAGTAGATTGTATAAGGTGCATAGCATCTTTTACCCAAGCGATTACAAGACCTGTCTCATTAGTTCCTGTTCTTTCCATTATCTCTTGAATGGTCACTATACTTCCTTAGACCATAAAATATCTACCTTAGATAGTTTACCTGCCGTAGACTTAATTTTTATATTACTTCCATTCTCGCCACTAGGTCTAAGTAAAACTACATCACCTACTTTAACTAACTTAGAAACCACTTGACTTCCAATTGTAATTATTGCATCACAATCTCCATCTGAATCAACTGATTCTTTAATTTTTACCATCATAAAATCTATATTAGTTAATGTAGCACCTGATATTGTATTCATATGAGCATCACTTGTAGTAGTAGGATATTCTTTTTGTCCTACATCAGTTGATGTTGTACCTGCCGTTATCTCTTTCCCACCACCAATTGTTTTATCAATAGAACTATGAACTACTCTTGCTTTTTGAGAAGTATCGGTTGCTTCCATTTCTTCAATAGGAGTGGCTGACGCTGAAAAATTTACATAAAATGTATCTGCCATAATTTATCCTTACTTTTGGTTTAACGCCTGTTGAGTTAATGCTCTAGAGGTCGTTCTTTCATTATTTGATATAAACTTTTGGATTTCGCCAGTCGCCCAAGTGTAATACTTTTGCGATTCTTTATCATATCTATCAAACTGTTGCAAGTTTATATTTGCTTCTTCTCTTTTCTGTCCAACAATTGCTTGTTGTCTAGTTAGTTCAGCATTGAATCTACTAAGTTTTTGTGAATATTCCTGTACCTTCTTACCGAGATTTTGTGTGAATTTTGTCACTTCTCTGTTTACATCTTGTTGATACTTACCTAATTCTGCTTGGTACTTTTGAAGATTCATTTGTTGTTCTTTTTCTTCATACTGAGCATTTTGAGTAGCCTTATTTACTTTAGATTGAAACTCAACATTTTTAGCATTGAAATCATTTAAAGCACTTGAATTTTGTGCTTGAAAGTTCTGAACTCTTGTAGATGCTTCATTTGACCACGCAGTTATTAATGCTTGGTTTTCAGTAATGATTGAATTTAAATCGGCTTGGTATTTTTGCAACTCACTTCCAAACTTAGAAAGTTTTCTTTGCTCGTGTGCTTCCAACATTGATGCTTCTTGAGTAAATGTTTGTACAGTCGCTTGGAATATGGCTTGTTCTTCATTGAACTTGGCTTGTTGAGTAGCCATTTTTTGACCATACTCTGACAATTGCATTTGCATTTTACTATTTCTAGCCTGAAGCATTTCAGGGTCTTCAGCAGTTATTTCACTATCCATACCTGTGAAATCCAAAGTAGGAAAACTAGGTGGAGTAAAAGTAGGGGTTGCACTATCCCAATCTGCTACACTATTAGATGCAATAGAGGGAGCAACAGGAGAAGTTGGGAAATTCCAAGTAAGACTCGGAAAATCCGCTAATTGCAAACTAGGTGAAACATAGAGAGGTGCAACCCACTCTGAAGTATCTAAAATCGTTTTATCTATAACGGGTACAACCGGAGGTGCTACACTTATTTGCAAATCATCTCCAAAATCAGGAGCGTCTACTACTTGAGGTAATGCTATTTCTGTCCAGTCAATATATTTAGTTTGACCTTTCATGCTCATTTCTTTTGATACACAATAAAAGACAATTGCGTTTCTTAAATCGCTATCATCATCTATTTTTAAATAATCGACATATAAAACATAAGCCTTTTCAGAACCTGATGGAGCAGGATAGATTGAATACTCTCCTCCTACATTCTTTATGTATTTAGGATGTCGTTTAGTAGGGAAGTAAAGACTATTAGTATCATCAGCCTCTACCATTCCTCTATATTTTTGTTCTATTTCAGCACAATTGTACTTATTTCTAACTAATCCCATAATACTATCAGTAACTACGGTGCTAGGCAGAGAAATAGGATTGGCAGTAGCGTCTGAAGTTTTGGACACAAATGCCCACATATAATTCTTCGGTATGCTACTTACAACCCATTTTTGAGCCGATTCTAAAAAGGTAGAATTAGCAGTGGTTACTTTAGCAAGAGATTGAATCTCTGTTGCAATGTTGGTAGTTGCCATTTACACTCCTTTCAAAAAAATAGGGAGTGTGAGAGTCAGGGACTCCCTATTTATTGTTTATCTGAATTACTTCCAGACTGCGTGTGCTTCAGGCATCTGAAATTCCATACCAGCCTCAGTAAGAATCATATCGACTCTCTTATCTGTACCTGTGTTCTCTAAAGATTGAACACCGACATAGACAGATGTGTCACGATTCACACCGTTACCAACTAATGGACGATACTTAACATGCTTCATATTAACACCAATCATTTTGATGTCAGTACCATCTAGCATGATGTGACGAGCCACATTCATATCACCATATAGTGTGCTGATTTTTGAAATATCAACTCCGAAAGCCTTGCTTTTACCAGCCATAGCAAAATCTGCTCTACCAAGTGAAGCCGCAGCAGGTACACGAGAACCGTATGCCGCTGATGGGTCAACCATTCCAACATTGTTAGAAAAGTATCCACTTAGTTTATGAAGCCAATTGTATACTGCTGTATTGCAAAAGAAGACAGTTGCTTGAGAATCATTGTAGCGAGGGTCTACCAAGTTACTTAGGTCATCAAGAAAATCGTCTTGAGACTTAGTAGATAAATCCATTCCAAAAATGTTACCATTTTGTAATACATAGTCTACTGCACCTTGAGTATAACAAACACCATCACCATCAGTATATTGACTACCGAATAGTAATGAATGTTCCATATCCCATTTATGCTCAATCAACTTATCTCTCCAGATTCTTGCCCACTCATTCGCTTCGTACTTCAAAACAGTAGCACGAGCAGTATTTGTCATACCAAATTCGGTACGCCATATTTGAGTTTGCCCATAACCTGTGGAGAAAGGTTGGTCATTCCAAGTTTTACCAAGAAGTCCTGAACCTTCTTCATAAGCGTTACCAACAACATAAGTACGATAACCTTCTAAAGCCTCTGAAATGGACTTTGAAGCAGCGTCTTCATGTGGTTTATTGCCGTTATATGAAGCAAGTTCTCCTGACTCAGCCTTGATAACTTTACATTCCACTAGCACTACGCTTCTAGCACCACTCGCACCACCATCAGGTGTGTAAGTTTTGTTAGCGGCTGCTAATGGGTCTGCACTTACCTTAGCCAAGATATACTTTGAAGGCGCACCGCCTCCAGCAGTACCTGAAAGAGGTATCTTGATTACTTGTTTTTGCAAGAAAAATTCAGGAGCCGTACCTGCCGCACCAATTTTGATTTCTCCATTGGTTTGACCGTATACATTCTGAATATTTCCGCCAGATTTATAATCGCCTGCCATATATAGTTTTAATGTGTCACCGACTGCGATTGCATCTGCACTTGAAGAATCATTAAAATTCTTAATAGTTGCATCTCCAAAAGAATCAGAGCCACCGTTTACGATGTATCCTACTACATATGAATAGCGTTTATGGAAAGATGGTCGTCTTTCCGTGAATTTGAAACTTGGGTCGTCAGTTGGATTCTTTCCTACTTTAGAAACAAATCTAAAGAAAGGAGTTTGAGATATTGCGAGTTCACTAACCCTATCACCGAAGTTATACTTTCTACGAAGAACACCAGTATTGAGGCTCGAACCTGCACTACTCGGAGAATCCACATCAGCCAAATTCCAATTACTTAATTGTAATGGTGTACTTGCCATTGTTTACTCCTAGTTTATTTGAATATGTTGTCTAGACCCTCTTTGAGCATCGTATCAAATATTGCGTCTTCCACTTTGGCTTCTGATTGGTCAGTTGTTGCTCCTGCACCTGCTAATGATTGAGGCTTTTGCCTTACATTTTGCATTTGATTTGCAACTTCTTTCCTAGTTTCACTAGCGATATTAGAATCACGATTTTCACGATTCATCAAATAGTAAATATCATCATAATTTAAAGGTCGACTACTGGCAAACTGCATAAACTCCTCAAATTGCGAATCATCCATACCGTGCTTTGATTTAAAGTCGGTAGCGTCTTGTTGCAACTTTTGTTGTTGTTGTTGTTGTCCGAGTTTTCCATTAACAATCGCATTTACTTTTTGGTTCACTACTGAATCAAAAACTTTGGCAGAGTCTGACTTGGGGTCTGATATTGCTTCATCAGGGTCAAAGACGAAATCTTCACCCATGCCTAAACGCTCTTTAATACCTTGATTGCTTCCACCCTCTATATAATTCCTAACCGTAGAAATTAAATTTGGGTCTTCTCTCATTCTATCTAAAAGAGGTGCATATGCTTCTAATTCCTTCAGCCGAGTGTTAAGTCGTTTTGCTTCACGGGAAGAATCTGCGTATCTTTTTTCTAGAGTTTTGAGTTCGTCAGGATTACTGACTTCTTCAACAGGACTCGGTTCTTCCGAGGTTGTCTGTTGTGGTGTAGAAGGTATCGCTCCGCTTTCGGTGACTAGTCCGTTGACGCTTTTGTCCAATTCGGCAAAAAACTCTCCGGGGTCATTAACTGAACTATCCTCTGTGCCCGTTACGGCTTCTGTGACATCAGGGCTGCTTTGCAGGTTGTCTGTTTGTGCCATAGTATATTACTCCTATTCATTTTAATTATGCAACAATTATTTTTGTTGCTGTTGCTCCTTATCCATCATCCTTTGACGAAGGAGTTTTTGTTGTGCTTTAGATTGTAGAAGTTCGTCATTCATTTGACTTTCTACTTTACCTGCACTATCTCTTATTTCTGATTGAACAATTTGTCGCTTAAGAGTTTCATTCTCCCCTTGAGACTCTTTTAATGCTTGTTCCATCGAATCGACTTGAGACTTTAATTGTGAGTAGACTGACTTACGCTTGAGAATCTGTTCTTTATTTCTAACATCAGTTTCTCCGAGCATTGCGATGTCGTCTATTAGACCACTTTGATACCATCTGAAATATTCTTCTAGTAATGCCCATCTATTAACAGGTAATGTAGAACCTGCTACGACTTTGACATCAAATCTAGCAGATGAGTAGTCATTATATTTTTCAATTGCTTTTCCTAAATCATTATACATAGGTACATTGATTTCAACTTGTCGGTCTTCTTGTATTCCACTAGGTTGTACAATTCTAAATACTTTATGTGCTTGATAAGTATTTTGAGCAACTTGTTGAAAGACTTTACCTAAATGTTCTAATGCAGGTTCGACAATGGTTTGCATCCACGCTTTTATTCTTCTTGTTCCATGCTCATCTTGTGCGAGCAGTCCTCTATAAGTTTCGTGCTGGGCACCAGTGTCCCCCTGCATAGAAGAGTAAATACCTGAAATATATTCCATATCAGTTTTACCTTGCTGAACCGTAGTAAAGAAAGCATTGTTTATAGGTAATGGTTGAACTGGAGTAGGTGGTGAAAAACCACTTCTATACTTTAGTAATGCACCCGGAGCAGATGAGTATGCTTCCCACTCGGCTTCAGGAACAGAACCTTCCTCATAAATCCATCTAAGATTAGAGGCTAAATTTGCATTATGAATCATCAATTGATGAGACTTATTAATTTCTTGTTGTTTACCAATTAAAGGTAGAACTGCTGACATCGGATAAGGAGTCCCAGTCCACATATATGGAATTGGAACTATCGGATAATCATTTACTGCCATTATTGTTTCGTACAACATTGTTGAACTTCCAAGAGATACTGATAATTTTATCCTAGTATCATAAAACTTAACTGCTTCAACAATCGTTGCTTTCATAATAGGGTCTGATTGAACTACTTCAAATTCATCTTCGGTCATAATCTGTTGTTCTATCTCACTAGCAGATTCTTGTATTTCATTCATTAAGGAGACTTTGAATTGTTCTATTTCATTCTCCATTTCTTTTCTAGCATTTTTAAGTTCTATCTCGGCTCTTTCATATATGATTTCACCTTGAGCAACTAACTCTTGTAATTCAATTCCTTTTTCTTTTAAAGCAACTGACATTTCTTCTTCTTTGGCTTTAATCTGAGCATCTGCTTGTTTTTTCATTGCTTGAATATCTTTAGCACCTGCTGGAATCTTTAAAAATACATTATATAAAGGGTATCTTTCTTTTGTATAACATTCATAATAATCCAATACACCATCATCTTCTGAAGTTTCAGGGTCGTAAGCATCCATACCAATATCTTCAGGTTGTATACTATCGGATTCTATTGCATCTCTTTGAGATTGCCAAAATCCACCACTCTGATTTTCACTAGTAGATGCCTTATTAATCTTTGCCTTAAACTCAGGAAATAAATTTATTAATTGATGTCTAGGTAAGTTCTTTTTAATAATTATGTAAGAAGCATCTCTAAATAAAAAGTCTCTAGCCATAGGGTCTACATAAACATCAGTAGGTTCAATTCTTTTATATTCAACTTCACCCATACCTCTATCGGCATCAGGGTTTACATCTATTTGAAAATATCCAACACCTTTTATTAAGGCATCTTGTATTATATGAGAATAAAGAGAATCTCCATTTGATAAATGCCAACAATATTCGGCAACATCTGAATGGACTGCCGCTACATCAGTATCAGTTCCCTCAGAGGCAATTGCCTGCCATCTTGGTGTTTTAGATGTAGTAAAATATTTCATCATCTCTATTACAGGAGTAATCCTATTAATAGTAAATGTTGGCATACCTGATTCTTCTAGTACTCTTGTTTCTTCAGCAGTTAATTGGTCGTTATGATAAAAGTCAAAACATTTTTGAGCCTGCGCCTCCCACTTGGAACGCCATGTCCCTCTTGCTCTTTGGAACAACTGATAGACAATTTCGGCTTTTTTCTTATTACTTACTTTTGGCATTATCTTTTCTTCCTTTTTTTATTTAGAACAATGTCAGGATGTCGCTTTGCAAAACCTGCGTTATCGACCATTGATTGCCAAACACTTTTATTCTTCCCGTCGCCATGAGGCACTCCAATCGTAGCACGAGATGAGAGTGACGAAGCACTTGGTCGAGCAGGCTCAATATTTGATTTTAACTTTTTCATTATTTTCCCTTAATCTCGATGTGAACTAGGTCATCGAATCCATTGTCTTTTACATCACCATCGCTATCCCAGTCTCCGCCCCAGCGAACTGGAACATTAAGTTGTTTAGCGATGCCTCTAATCATACCACCCATATAGTGAAAACCATCTCGGTTCTTCCAGTCTATTGGATATGGTGCGAGGTCGACTGCTTTACCATCCATGTGCTTACTATATTTTACTTTAGTAGCACCTTTTTCTAGTAATTCTGCTTGTCTATCTGCTGAACGAAGACCTTCGATTATAGTTACATCCATTATTTTAACTAATTCATTTAAAACATTTACAAGTCTTGAGTCAACGCCTTTAAGACGCTCTCTACTTTTTCTTCCAAATCTGTAAGGTGGTCTAGGCATAGAAATTTATCCTTTCCCACGAAATTGTGGTATTATCTTTATTATTTACATAGCGAAGAATTGGGACTAGTGTCCCACTATGCCAACAGTCATTTTCTCTTTTTTCGACTTTTTGGCTTTGGCTTTGCTTTTCTTTTTTTGGATGGTCTTCCGACTTTTTTTCCATAAGTTCCTTTCCCATAAGGCATTTTTTACTCCTATTCTATGAAACAATCCATGATTTAGGCTTACGCTTCTGTTTATACCACTTACGCTCTTTAACATTTTGTTTAAAATCTGGAGGAAAGGAATGTAAACAGGCATAATACAACGCTTCTATTGTATCATCGTGAGCCATCTTTGCACCGAATGTAACAATTTCATTACTTAAATCAAACATATTATCCCTTAAATGAACCAATCCCATTGAAAATCTTCCGTTTAAGCCTGAATAAATCCTGTTTCTCTTCTGATGCCCTCCCGGTTTTTGTGGAATCACTGCAATATCGAACTTATTTAACCTTTTTCTTTCTTCATTTAGTGCTTGAAACACACTTCGGTTCATAGCAACATCCTCAACAGTAGCAGATGTACAATGATATTTCTCATATAGGTTAATTATGTAGTCTACTACACCCATCTTTTTTATCTCAGCAGCGTTTTCGTATTTACTTCCAAGAGTAGGGATTGACCTATGTCTTTCATATTCTAAAACATAAGTATTTCTATTAACATCAATACCAATTACCATAATGACTGAATAGTCTGATGTTTTTGTATCAATATCAGTCGCAGGGTCGCAACCTATAAATGTATTTATTGGGATTCTATCTTCGTTCTTGAGATGTAAATAGTTTACACCCTCTTCAGAATCGTAATCAACATATCCTTCATAAGTTGTATAATCTTCTTGTCTCCATAAAGCATCTTCCTCAGATTGAACTTGCATAAAATATTCTTGATAATACTTACTAGGTTGTCCACTATCATAATAGAACTTCTTTTTTTGTTCCATAATCTTAGGCGTGAAAAAACTTGCCCATAGAAAATTCCCACTTTCATCAAGTGCCTTATAGGTAATAACCTTCCAAGCAAAATCTTTATTGTCTTTTTTAGCCTTTGCATTATTAATTAGTAGGTTATTAATAAAACTATCATAATGAACAGGCGTTCCATTAACTCGTATTCTACCTGTCTCTGGTTCAAGAGCAGGATATACAACTGCTGTAACAAGGTTTGCATTTTTATCACGACTTTCTCTAGTAAGCGTATTCTCTTCATGCTCGAAATCGTCAAGTATGATGAGGTCATATCTTTTATGGAGTTTTGCTCCACCTCTAATTCCTGTAACATTTGATTTACTAATGAGTTTACACCCATTTTGTAATTCAATGTCTTCTTCTGTCCATTTTCTTCCTTTTTGTGTGCCGAAATAATACAAGATTTTATCATTATTCTCTAAGTGATATTTGATATAATCCATATTACCAACTGCTAATTTTTGAGTCGCTGACACCCAAGCATAAAAGAACATATCATTAGAGGGGCAGAAAACAAAGTCTTTCAAAATTGAAGCCTTCGTCAAGATGGTTTTGCCGTGACCTCTAGGTAGGATTATGGCAGATTGCCTTATACTTTTATCATCAATAGTATCAGCGACTTCGTAGTGGAAGGGCGGAGTTTCACTCCTTAAATAATCATCAGGTAAAAATAATTTACCAAAAGCAATTATATCTTGAGACGCTAAATGTAACGCCTCTTCTGCTTTATTTTGATTTTGTATCAGTTGCATTTTCTTTTTCTTTTTCGGCTTCTGCTTTCCTTTTTTCAGTAGTAGCGTCTAAGTGTTTTTGAAAATCTGATACTGGTTTATCTTCAGTTGCGTTCCATTGTAAATACTGTCTAAAAGCATCATCTATTAATGTTAATGCTCCTGCCATCTTATCCACTTGTGTTTCAAGATTCACGATAGCGTCTACTAGTAATTGCTTACTTACCTTAGATGCCTTTACGCCATTTTTAGGTGCAGCGGTTGGTGCTGCGAGTTTCTTTTTTCCCATTTTCTTTCTCCTGTTGTATTGTTTTGCTATGCTTTCGGTGAACTCTTCTTCGAGTCCTTCTTCTTCATAGATTGTTCTTTTTTCCACTCTTCCCTCAAGAAGGTTAAATATTTAGATGCCACGATTGGATTAAATATTGTTGTTATTAACCTATTATCGTAGTCTTCAAATCTAGGGTCTATGATTGTTACAGGGCAATTAAATATATTCTTATCATCTAAGCCTAGTTTATCTGCATAACTATCATATATTTTAAAAGATGCAACTTGCAAAGCGTGACTAATCAATCCTGTCGCAGGGTCTTTTAAAACTTGATAACCACTAACATGAGTATGTCCACAAGTAAGGATATGGTCTTTCCAACCAGTTTGAGCGGCACGAGCAACACCGTGAGCAGTATTCCATATACTATTACCCTTAAAAGTGTGTCTTGCATTTATTCTAATCTCCTTACCATTTGGAAAGCGAAGATTCATTCTAGCACCGAATCTCTCATACAGACCTTTGTGGTCACGCATCATAAATTCTAATGGGTCGCCATCTCCACTCCATACATCGTGATTACCTGCAACTAGATATAACCATTGGACTCTACTTACAAAATATTCAGTAAGTTTCCAAGATTCTCTAGCCGATGTAGATTGTTGTCCATACAATGCTTGTAATCTACCTATCCAATTATTTTGTATATCACCAAGATTTCCACAAAACATACCATCAGTAGCATTTAGTA